CCGAACGAGTGGGAAGAACATTAACGCTATCTATGACATTAACATAGGTGTGAACGACAGCTTCGGTAGCTAAGCCCGAACCTCCAGAAGAACATTGTGTTGCGAGAGAAGGAATTGAAACTACTTTGTAACGTACACCTCCTCTATAGAATCTAAACAAGTAAGAAACACGATAAAGTGGATGCATAGACTTGAAACGCATCATAGCGGTGTAATCACCAAGATAGATTTCACCAGTGGAGGCATCCCTAGAACTAGGATACGTGATAGATTGTGGATCCTCACGAAGATTAGTAGCTTCGCCAAAGTAAGCCGGGTCCAAGGTAACCTGATTGAATAAATAATCAGTTGTTGTATGTTCCAAACCGCCAATATACGCTCCAATCTCGCCTTCCACATAAGGAAAGGGCAACGAATAGGCCATCACACCAAACCTCTTAATAAGTTGGCGCAAGTTTGTAATTTTCTCTCCAACGGACAACTCCTCAAAACCAGTAAGACTAAGAGGAGGAGCTTCGAAAACTTTGACACTATCGTCTTGAACTTGTTCGTTATGTGAAGTAGCGGAAGTAGTCTGGTTGAAAATCTGAGCACGAGGTAAGTCCTCTTCCTCAAGTAGAGTGGGAGTTACTGGATACGAGTGTACGGCATAATCACCAAAATTAGGAACGGCAAAAGCTATGTCATCCGCTCCACTAATCCAAACATTCATGGGCACGGTGTCAGTAACAGAATCACTGGCACGGCGCAAGGCAGTGAGAACCTCAATGGTTATAAAGCCAGTCATCGAAGTTTCTTTGCCAGCAAAAGAAGTTTCCTTACCGACTACAACATGTTTCCAGGGTACATTAGATACATAAGGAACCGTGAAAGAAATCTCCGAAGAAACGGACAAATCCAGCACCCAATTATATGCATTCTGAAAAGTAGAAGCGGTAGTATTTGCAGTGCTAATTCCAGCATGATATGTAATCCTAAGTCGGCCTGTGTGGAAAGCAGTCTTGGCAACAGTAAGCCGATAGGTAAGACCCCCACGCCAGAAGGAAAACATTGAAGCCAAGTATCCCAAAGTAGTAGGGTAAACGATATTTGCTGGATTACCCACATATTTATTGTTAACTATTCCGGGTGCAACGGGAAATTGATAGAGTATGGATTCAGGCTGAGCTGAGGACTTCCAAGAAATTGTGTCTGAAAAGATACTAGACTTCTTCGCGATATAAGTAATGTCCATTTCATCTACTTTACTAGAAAATACGCTATCAGAATAAGTTAATCCATTGTCTGGCATCGCGGCAAGTTTAACTGAATTATCAATTCCATTAGCATTGGTATATCCTTTGGCAGGAATTGGGGCAAAAGATTCCAATTTTGCCATATCAGTAGGTTTGTTCCAACCAAAAGTTGAAGCAGCACCTGAAATAGCAGTTGAAACCCAATCCACGGCTCGAGCTGCAGGACCAAACACGGGTACATCGCTCATAATACGAGCAGTTGTAGAAACAGCATTGGCAACCTCACTAATAGGTTTGGAAGCGGTAGCTGATTCTTCAGAGCCAATTTGGGCGCGG